GATGGATACATCACCTAACAGCGGACTAATTACAGTAAAAGGTTTTGGCGCAGGCCGAAGAACCTAAATGAGTTTTAACAGTTTTCAGTCAGCCTTATCGCACACCCCTGACTGGGATAGCCGTGTGGCGGTGCAAGCCGCCATTACGGTGTAGGACTAACTATGCAAGATATTTTTGATTTAACTTCACCTTTAACCATGAGTAATGGCGGGGACATAAGCAAAATTAAAGTTCCAAAGGGGAACGTGAAATTAGCAGATGCCACAGGATCGCTTGCAACTAGCGTGGATGCAATAGGTAGTGGAGATTTAGTTAGAGACACCACAAGAATTAGAAATCTTTTAAATGGTAGTAAAGTAACAAGAAGCTTTGGATATGATGAAGTTTTTGAAGTATTTAAAGATGCAAAATCTGGAATCAACAAAGCTCAAATAGAATCATTTAAAGACGTTCCTAAAGTTGAAAACTTTATAAAAGACGGAGTTTTAGACTCTGATAAATATAATAAAGCTATGAAGAAGTTCAATAAGGACGTCATTAGCAAACTAGATAAAAAAGCTCTTGAAGTTTTAAGAAGTTCTGGTTACTTAGCAGATTATGCACAAGACTCTAGAATATCTATTTTAGAAAAAGGATTAAAATTTGGAAAAGATGGTAAAGTTTTAAGAGACGCTAATGGAAAACCCATTATTAAAAAAGGATATGGAAAAGTAATTTCTATTAATCCTAAAAATGGATTACCTGTAATAAGTAAAGCTTTTGAGAGTCAGTATTTAGCAGACAATTTTGATTTTGTTTTTGCATCACCAGGCTCTGCAAAGGGTGTAAAAACTAAAAATTTTCAAAGTAAAGTATTTACAGACATACAAAAATGGGGAAAGAAAAATTTAAATAAAGCAAAACAACTTACGTTAGACATTGCTTTAGCACAAATAAATAGGTTACCAGGAAAACAGAAAGTTGCAGCACTAACTGCTCTGCTTTCCACTATTGCAACAAAAGGTTTTGCAAAAGCAATGCCTGTTGTAGGTCCTATGAGCACTGCAGCTGACATAGCGACTTTAACAAAAACATTTGGACCAGACATAGTAGAAGGTATACAAAGTGGTCTAGATACTGTAACAGAACCTGTTACAAGTAAAATAGCAGAAGCACAAAGCATGTTTGAAAACATGCTTAAATCAAAAATGAACCAAGGAGGCATGATGGATATAAACTACATGACAAGGCCATTAGGCTATAAAGACGGAACCCGTGGAGGATCCACAGTGGGTGACTTAGAAAAACTAACTAATTCTACTAGAGCAAACATACAAGACGTTATTGCAAAAAATGTAAAAGGCCAATTAAATGAAGCAGAGTTGAAAGCGATATCAGATTCGATACCAGATACATTAGAATTATTAAAACTTGGACCACCACCTGTAGGATCTATGGCTAGAGTTACAGATCTACTAAAGACGGTAAGTGATACGTTTGGTCAATTAAACGAAAAAGAAAAAGAAATGATTAAGGGCGAATCTCAAGACCCAAGTGTAACAGCAATAGATACTTTAAGAAGCCTTGCAGCTTCAGAGGTATACAACTCAATGATGAACAGAGAGGGCGTTGACTCCACTAAAATTGCAGGTGCTTTTTTAAGAAGACAAGGCATACCAACAAATGATCAATCAATGGGTGCTATCATTAATCTTTTAGACTCTCAAATCATTCCACAGGAACAATTAAAATTAATGAAAGAAGGTCAGTCCACTTTAGAAAAAGGAATGGATATGGGTGCTAGAGGGATAGAGAGCTTGCTAGATATGTTAGGTATTTCTGAATCTACAAAGTTTAGAGACATGGACAGGAACATCTTGAAAGAATTAAAAGATTTAAGAACCAATTAGTAACATGGCTATTGAAAAAAATAATCCAGACGATCAGATTGATATTAAAATAGAACCTGATTCAGCACAAGAAATACAACAACCTTTAATGGAAGGTGATGCGATGATCTTGGGCGACGGTTCAGCGATCGTTAACCCTGCAGAAGATACCTCGGAACAAGGAGCATTCAACGCAAACCTTGCAGAGTTAATAACTGAAGACGAGTTAGAATCTTTAGCTGCAGGACTCATGAGTGATTATGAGTATGATAAAGATGCCAGAGCAGATTGGTTAAAATCATACACAGACGGATTAGACTTACTAGGATTTACTTACGAAGACAGATCAAAACCTTTTGCAGGTGCCAGTGGTGTAACACACCCTTTACTTGCAGAAACAGTAACACAATTTCAAGCACAAGCTTATAAAGAATTATTACCACCCGAGGGTCCTGTTAGAACACAGATCGTGGGTGAGATAACTCCACAAGTAGAAGAACAAGCACAACGTGTTAAGGAGTTTATGAACTATCAATTATCTTATGAGATGGAAGAGTATGATCAAGAATTAGATCAGATGTTATTTCATTTACCACTAGCAGGTAGTTCATTTAAAAAAGTTTATTATGATGCCGTAAGAGGTAGAGCAGTATCAAAGTTCGTACCAGCAGAGGATGTTGTTATTCCTTATAACACAACCGACATGGAATCTTGTGAAAGAATAACCCACATCGTTAAAATCATGGGTAATGAACTTCGAAAAAAACAAGTTGGAGGAATGTATCGCGACATAGATATTTCTGCTAATCCCACAGATAAAAATGAAGCAGCTCAAAAATATGATGAGTTAGACGGAGTACAAGAAACATACAACGCAGAGGATATAGTTTTATTAGAGTTCCATTGCGATTTAGACATACCAGGTTTCGAAGATAAGAACGCGACAACAGGAGAACCAACTGGTATTAAATTACCTTATGTGGTTACTGTTGATGAGGGTTCTGGAAAAGTATTATCTATCTATCGCAACTATGCAGAGGGAGACTTACTACGAAAAAAGATTCAATACTTTGTTCATTATAAGTTTTTGCCTGGCCTTGGCTTTTATGGTTTTGGTCTTATACACATGTTGGGTGGGTTATCAAGAACTGCTACCTCAGCACTAAGACAACTCATTGATGCAGGTACATTAGCTAATTTACCAGCAGGATTTAAAGCAAGAGGATTGCGAGTCAGAGATGATGATGAACCTCTACAACCAGGAGAGTTTAGGGATGTCGATGCACCAGGAGGTGCAATCCGTGAATCCTTGATGTTGATTCCTTACAAGGAACCAAGTCAAACTCTTTTTGCTTTATTAGGATTTGTAGTAGACGCAGGTAGAAGATTTGCATCCATAGCAGATAATAAAATGGGTGAGGGTTCACAAGCTAATCCAGTCGGAACAACAATGGCCATTATGGAACGCGGCACGAAAGTGATGAACGCTATACATAAAAGATTACATTACGCACAAAAGGTTGAATTTAAATTATTATCTAGAGTATTTGCAGAGAGCCTACCTCCTGAGTATCCTTATGCTATACGTGGTGGCAACAGAGTTATTAAGCAACAAGATTTTGACCAACGTATTGACATACTCCCAGTATCTGATCCAAACATTTTTTCTATGGCGCAGCGTGTTACTTTAGCACAAACACAATTACAAATGGCGTCGTCCAACCCACAAATGCACAACCTACATGAAGCATACAGAAGAATGTATGAAGCATTAGGGGTGAGGGACATAGATATGCTTTTACCTCCTCCTCAGCAACCTCAACCTGAAGATCCTGGAATGGAAAACGCTAAGTCTTTACAGATGTTAGCGTTAAAAGCTTTTCCAGGTCAAGCACATCAAGCACATATAGAAGCTCATAGAGCTTTCATGAGTTCTTTTTTAGTAGCAAATAACCCACCTACCATGGGTATATTGCAAGCACACATCTCTGAACATGTTGCATTATTAGCTAGAGAAGAAATAACAAAGAAAAATGCTCCAATTATTGAGCAAGAAGCACAAAAAATGGGTGGTATGTTACCTCCAGAGCTCTTACAACAATTTCAACAACAAAATGAAACTGAAATTGCACAAAGAATTACTGAATTAACTAATGAATTAGTAAATGAAGAGCAGGAAATGATGAATAAAGATGAAAAAGACCCATTAATTAACTTAAAACAACAAGAATTAATGCTTCGAGCACAAGAAATTAAGCAAAATAGAGATTTAGCAGAGCAAAGACTAGATTTAGACTTAGAAAAACTAAATTTTGAAGGTAAAAAGTTAGATCAAAAAGATAATATTGATAAAGAACGTATACAAAGTCAAGAAGACATAGCAGATTTACGTGCAGAGGTGTCTTTAGCATCGAAAAGAGGTCAATAATGGCAAACGGTAAGTTATCAGCAGATATAATTAAAAGATTAAAAAGAAAATATAGAAGACCCAAAGGAACAAGAGTAGGAGACCCAAGAAAAATATCGCAAATGTTGAAAAAGGGTGCTAAGATGCCTACATATTTAGCAAGCAAGGGTGGACATGTTACAAAAAAAAGAAAAACAAAGGGAAAAAAAGCTTAGTCCAAAAGAAATTTTGGATGATGCTTTTGATTTTGCTACTAAGTATCCTAACGACCCAATGGCTGTTAGTGCTTCGCTCATGGTTGTTGCAAAAACAATTTATTTAAACTTATTAGGTCCAGAACAAACTCAAATTATGATGGATGCCTTTGCAAACGGCATAGATAATTATGAGGTCAAAAAAATAACTTTACATTAATGACTATTTGTAAAAATTGCGGGCATGATTGCCATCACAGTAACGGTGGATCTTGTCATTGCGGTTGTGCTAACTGCGTACATGATGTACAAGAGGCAATAGACAAACTTAATAAAGTTTTGACAATAAATGGGGATGTTGAACTAGAGGTTGAGTTCTTCCCTGATTTTAATCTAACGGAGCATTAAGGAGGTTAATATGAAATTATTAAAAGACACATGGCAATGGATTAAAGAATGGAACGAATGGGGTATGAAAGACTGGATTAAAGCTGGTGTGATTGCTGCAATCGCCATTGCCGTAATATCAGGAATGGCTGGCTAATGCTAAATTTATTAGTAAAGCCTCTACTTGGCGTCGTCGCTGACGGCGTCAAGGGTTTTGTAGAGACAAAGAAAGCAAAACAAGAATTAGCTGTTACTGAAATTAAAGCAGCTAAAGCTATCAAAGAACAACAAATCGCAGGAAAAATTAGCTGGGAGGCTTCGGCTGTAGACCAAATGAAAGGGTCGTGGAAAGACGAATTTGTTTTACTAGCCCTGATGGTTCCTGCAATTTGTGTATTTATCGGACCTTTACGCCCACATATAAAAGAGGGCTTTGAGGTACTCGCAACTTTACCTGAATATTATCGTCATTTATTATATTTAGCCTGCAGTGTCAGTCTGGGGGTTAGGGCGGCACCTGGTATCAAAGGTATGATTTCTAAAAAGAAGTAAAGAATGGATGTAATACACCT